GTCGAAGGCATAGAGTTCTACTATGTTGATGAAGCAGGAGCAAGTGGTAATAATGAAAATTGATGTTTTAGATCATGGGTTCGTTGAATTTATTGATGTGATGGGATCAGATTTATCAATTTGCCAAGCAGCCCGTGTGTCCTTCGACAAGGTATCTATTCCCAATAAAGATGGCTCTCTTTCTTTGAAAGATCAGAAATTGATTGAGTATTTGGCAAAGCATAATCATTGGACTCCTTTTAGTCATCCACAGATCACTCTTAGAGTTAAGGCTCCTATTTCAATTAGGACTCAACTATTTAAGAGTAAGGTAGGCTTCTCAGAAAATGAAAAATCGAGAAGATATTGCAAAGATATCCCTGAATACTACACCCCAAAGTGGAGATCCTCTCCTACCGATGGAGCCAAACAGGGTAGTTCAGATTTTATGAAGTATACAACCAAACAGGAGCAGCGTTACCGTGATGTGTGTGATGATGCCATAGAGATTTACCAAGAGTTACTTGATCATGGAGTTGCTCCAGAACAGGCTCGTTTTGTTCTCCCACAGGGGATGTACACAGAATGGATCTGGACAGGATCCTTGGCGGCATACGCACGGGTGTGTAAACTACGCCTAGATCCCCATGCCCAATGGGAAGTTCAAATGTTTGCAAAGGCAATCTCAGAAATTATTCAACCATTGTTCCCCGTGTCTTGGAAAGCCCTTGTCGCATAACCCTAAATAATGGAACAGAGGTTTCCTAGAGAATGAAGTCTGATTTCATGGGTTTCGTAGGCAACGGAAAAATCACCAATTCTAATATTGGTGATGTTTTCACATTAGCCACCAACCTAAAGGACATTCCTAGAGGAATCAACTTCTCTGTAGTTTCAGAGTCTGATGCTGTATACCCCCTAATCTATCGCAGGGGGACGGGACACCAAAGATTGTGCATTTTCAATGAGGATGTTGGGCATCTCGTTCTTGTGGGAGACTCAGTCAACATAGACATGATGTTTTCCCTTGTTGAGAGGCATATTTCAAAGGAGCCACCCCTTGTCGAGACATCTAGGAAAGAAAAACCTAAAACGATTGAAGAACAAAGTCAAGGAAGCCTTGGAATCCCGTGGGCAAGGGGAGATCAAGGAGAACGAGGCGAAAGAGGCTATAATGGATTCGATGGCGAAAGAGGTGCAGTTGGGTCGAAGGGCGAAGCGGGGCAAACAGGAGAAAGGGGCGAAAAGGGAGATATTGGGGAAATTGGTCAGAGAGGTGACCAAGGAGAAGCGGGAGTTAACGGAGAGCGCGGAGAACGGGGCGAGCAGGGCATCCAAGGCATCCAAGGCGAACAGGGGATCCAAGGCATCCAAGGAGAACGAGGAGCCGCAGGGGTCAACGGGGAGCGTGGAGAACGAGGTCTGCAAGGGGAAGAAGGAGCGCAAGGTACGCAGGGACTCCAAGGTTCAACGGGCAAGAAGGGCGCGAGGGGCGCGGTAGGGTCAAATGGTAAAAATGGGGTCGATGGAAAAGACGGAAATCGGGGTTTTCGCGGTTCCCGTGGAGTCAAGGGAGACCAAGGAATCGCAGGGCCTAAAGGCGCAGACGGCACAAATGCCCTCGCTGATGTTCAATACCCACTTGTTTATGACAAAACGACTAAAATAGTCAGTCTAGACTCAAAGAACCTATTAGAGAGGCTCCAAAAAGTATTTGCCCCACTCGCTAACCCTGCCTTCGATTTGTCGAAGTTCGATTGGCTAGCAGCATCGGGTGGTGGCGTTGGTGTCAAGATGAATGGTAAATATGTAAAAAGTACTATCGGAGATATTGATTTTCGTGGGAGTGCTGTAAATGTCACACAAGGCGGAAATGGAGTTGTTGTTACCATCACAGGTGGTACTGCTGCTGCTGAGTTTCCTAGTGTTATAGATGGTGGAAAGTTCTGATAAATAGGGTACACAAGGAAATAAATGTCTGATATCACCATTAAAATTAAGCGCGGAGATACTGGAGGCATACAGCCCACAGGACTTACCTACGGAGAGTTGGCAGTAAATGTCACCGATGGTCTCTTGTATGTTGGAGGTACTGTAGGCGAAACAATACTATTGACGGGATCGGGTGGTGGGGCTACAGGTGCTACAGGCGCAACAGGTGCTATAGGCGTTACAGGTGCAACAGGCGTTACAGGAGCGGGTATCCAAGGTGTTACAGGCGCAACAGGTGCAACAGGCGATCAAGGCATCCAAGGCATCACGGGTGCAACAGGTGCTACAGGTTCTCAAGGAATCACGGGTGCAACAGGTGCAACAGGCGATCAAGGCATCCAAGGCATTCAAGGTATCACGGGTGCAACAGGTGCTACAGGTGCAACAGGCGATCAAGGCATCCAAGGCATTCAAGGTATCACGGGTGCAACAGGTGCTACAGGTGCTACAGGAATCGCAGGTGGAAATGCTGGTAGAATCTATTATCTTTGGGCAGGAGTAACTGCTGATGTTGTAGGATACAAAAAAGCAGTTACATCTCCATCACCTAATGCAATTACAAGTATTACTACTGCTGTTAGTGGAACAAGTGATGTTTTTATTGCATCCTTCATAACTGATGTGGGCGAACCAGGAGTAGGATCTCTTCCTACAGGCATTGCAGAGAGAATCATTCATGCATATCAAGACGATAATGTAAACTGTATTGCAAGATTAAATTTTCAATTGTGGAAAAGAGATCTATCAGGAACAGAAACTCTACTCAGAAATGGGTATTCTGAACAGTTTTCTAATCAAACCAAAGCAGAAATTAGATGGACTGTTGCATATGCTTCTGCTTTCTCGTTTTTAACAACAGATAGATTAGTTTTTAAAGTTTATGCTGCTAGAGTAAGCGGTTCTGGTAGTTTTAATGTTATTACTTCCTATGAGGGAGAAGATGTTTCTTATGTAAAGACAACCATTAGTGCAGGTTCCGTTGGTCCACAAGGTGCTACAGGATCTCAAGGTATTCAGGGAAACACAGGTGCAACTGGAGCAACAGGCGATCAAGGCATCCAAGGCATCACGGGTGCAACGGGTGCAACAGGTTCTCAAGGTATCCAAGGCGCAACAGGAGTGGCTGGTAGTGGAAACTACACAATCGCATCGTCTGCGCCTGTGTCTCCTGGAACAGGTGACAAATGGTTTGATATTGACGATGGTATTGAATACACATACATCAACGATGGTAATAGTTCACAATGGCTTGAACTGAATGCAGGTATTCAAGGAAACACGGGCGCAACGGGTCCTCAAGGAGCCACTGGTCCAGCAGGTGGTGGTTCAGCAAACACAACCACCCAAACTTTAGATTTCTCAGCAAATATTAATAAATTACAGTTTGCAGTTGAGTTGATCAATACTGGTCTTTTCGCCATAGCCCATGCAACACGATACCACATCGAGGCACTCGTTGGCACACAAGCCGTCATTCGACGAGCAAACGATGCTCAACGAGTCGTTGGAACAGTAGAGAGCGCAGACTGGTACACAACCAATCCATTGCCAGCAGGTATTGCAGGGTATTTGGATATTGTACTCAAGCCTCCATTCTACGATGAGGCTTCTCCTGCCACAACATATACGGCAGAAGAAGCAAAGGCAATTGCAAGTTTATTCTATTTTGGTGAAATAGTCGCAGATACCACATTTGACACTGTTCAGATTGTCGGTGGTGCTGGATTCAAAGAACTTCTTCATATAGAGGAAACCTATGTCACGAAGGGCGTGACAGGTCAGGCGTGGGTGACCGCCGATTCGTTTATCACCTGTAAAATCTTGGGTCTGACATCGGATGATCATAGTCCCGAAGATGGAATAATCGAGGGTGTTAGATTTGAGATAAATAACATAGTGGCAGGAGTCGGCTTTGACATTATGGGTCATGCTCCTGAAGGAACATACGGGAAATATCAAATAAAGTGTTTGGGTCAATAAACAAGGAGACTTAAATGGGCGTTAATATCAAGGGTGGGAACAATTCGGCAGGGCTTTCAAATGTGAGTTCAACATATGAACTTCAGGTGGTCACACCGCAAACCGAAGTCAATGCTGGTTTTGTCCAGTGTTCGTCTGAAGTAGATGCGGGAGATGTTCTTGGAACTCGCACAGTACTTCCTATGGAAATCTCAGACGATTATCGTGTTCGTGTCGGTGTTGACCAATCTTGTTTTAACATGGGGTTTGAAGGAATCATTGTCAATACGGGTATCTTTCAGCAAATTCTTGCCACAGCAACCACAACACAAGCAAGCGGATTCATGACCGTTAACGGCGGTTCGTCTGTTACTAGTGGTCATGGAAACTTCATTAGAACCTACAGACACTTTCCGACATACGGCACATTTCCTGGCTATGTTGATATGTGGATTCGTGAAACTGGACACGATTCTGTTAATACCATATCCGAATGGGGTCTTCTGTATATTACCGCAGTTGCAACTGCCACTCCTCTTGACGGTGTTTTTTTTAGGCGATTGTCTGGCGGTGCTTTAAGAGCAGTCATAAACTACAACGGTACTGAAACCGAAACTACAATTGACACAACCAATGTTCCTGCAAGAGATGGTACTGGTTCCTATATTCAAACAGAAGTCAGTCACTACCTAATTGTATTTCACAACGATGTTATTCGATTTTGGATTAATGATGTGTTGGTTGCAAGCGTTGATTGTCCTGGAAATCAGCAAGGATTCACAAACTCTTCAAATCTTCCATTGGGTTTCAGAGTCGTCAACACAGGAACCGTTACACCAACTGCTCGTCAGTTGCATATTGGTTTTATAAATGTTTCACTGGGAGATCAGACTACAAACAAACCTTGGTCACACGCTTTGTGTGGTATGGGTCAGAGTTCCTACCAAACTCAAACGGGTACTGCCGTAGCACAAACCACAAACTGGACAAACTCTACTGCTCCTGCAAATGCCACACTTTCAAATACGGCAGCAAGTTACACTACGCTTGGTGGTCAGTATCAGTTTGCTGCGGGTGCTACCAACGAAACTGATTGGGCATTGTTTGCATATCAAAATCCTGTGGGTACTGTTGCGTTGTCAGGAAAAACATTGTATATCTCGGCTATCCGCATATCAAAAATAATTTTAACTGGTGCGGCAGCAGTAAATCCCACATTCTTTTTCTGGGCTGCTGCTGTTGGTTCTTCAGCGGTTTCACTTGCGACAGCAGATTCAACCACAACAGCATCTCCCAAACGGATTCCGCTCGGTGTTCAGTCTTTCCTTGCTGCGGCTCCAATTGGTACATCATCAGACGGTTTTGATATTGATTTCGACAATGCTCCGCTTGTTGTTCCCGCAGGAACATTCTTTCATATTATCTTAAAGCAACTTAACGGTGCGGCAACTGCTTCTCTTGTATGGAGAGGTCAGGTCACGGTAATGGGATATTTTGAATAAGGAGATATGAATGAGTGTTTATGCACACATATATCAAAATCAAATAGTAGAGTTCAAGGAAATAAGTGATGTACTGTATCAGTCTTGGGTGGATACAGAAAATACAAAGAAAAACTCTTATTTGATTGTAAACTACACAGAAAAACCAATAGTAACTTCCTCTGAAACCACAGAGCAATCATTTGTTATCAATGGAAACTCAGTTAACCAAGTTTGGACTACAAGAGCAAAGACTGCCGACGAACTGAGAAAAATTTGGACAGCATATGAGTTTCTGAATAGATTCACATTTGCAGAACGAACCACATATAGAACACTAGCACTAACAGATGATTTTGTTGCAGATATTATGGGATTTGCTCATGCAGCACAAGAAGTTGTATCGGATGACCCAATGACAAACGCAGGAATGGATTATCTCGTTACTGTTGGATTGATTTCACAACAAAGAAAAGGCGAAATCATGGACACAAATACATGATTTTTTCAACATGGCAATAGATTTCCCCTCATCACCATCAGTAAATGACCTATACACTTTCAACGGAAAAACATGGAAGTGGAACGCTGTTGCTTGGATTAGTTTGGGTGGTACAATAGCAGGTGCAACAGGCGCAGCGGGTGTTGCAGGTGCAACAGGTGCAAACGGAACAAAGTCTTATGCCATTTTCACCCCACTAGACAATCAACCACCATCAACAAACTTTGCGACATTTGACACACGGAACAGCATTGCGGTCTTAGACTTCAGCGACACGACAGACGAGTCTGCGATATTTGTTGGAGCAATCCCCGAAGCGGCGAGTCTTGGTAGCGGATTAATTGTTAGGATAACATGGGCAGCAACATCAGCGACGAGCGGAGTTGCCCGATGGGGAGCGCAATTCATGAATCTGAACACAGATATAGATTCTGATTCATTCGACACAGCCGTAGAAGCCAACGGAACAGCCAACGGAACGAGTGGAATTCCAACAACAACCTCAATCACAGTAACTACTATTGATTCGTTGGTTGCGGGAGAGTTCTATAGATTGAAGATTTATAGAGAACCGTCTGACGGTGCAAACGACACGATGACAGGAGATGCTGAACTCATTGCAGTCGAAGTGCGAAGTGCTTCATGAGTTTTGACTTTCTTTCTCCGAACGCTATTGACCCAAAATCTTTTATTAGCATCAACCCCAATGTAGAGGGTGTTACTCTTTCACAGTATCCTCTTACCATTTCAGTTTGGTTCAAGTCCGTAAATGTTGGTATTGCTCTAACACCTGGTCTTGTTTGTCTTAATGTTGCGGGTCTCGACGAACAGGTACGAATTGATGTTCAACAATCGACTCGTAGAGTGAGACTTAGCGCAATAACACTAGGCGGAACCACACACACACCCAACACCACGACATATACAGACGATGTGTGGACACACGGTTGCGCCGTCTTTACTTCGGCAACGAGCAGAACCATTTATGTAAATGGTGCTAACCCTATCACAAACACGACTAGTCGAGTGTTTACAGACACTACGATAGCAACAATAGATATTGGGTACGAGATCATCAATGATATGTGGGCCAATAACGGAACAAAGTTTAATATTGCCGAAGTTGGAATATGGAACATTGCTCTTGGTGCGGACGATGTCGCATCTCTAGCCAAGGGAAACATCCCCCTGCGGGTTCGCCCTGAGAGTTTGGTAAAGTACTTCCCACTCACAGGGACTTCTGTGGAGGTCGTTACGGGTGCTACAGGGGCATCCCACACCGTAACTCCAACTGCTGTCGGCAACGATCACCCAATTAGATTTGGCTAATCAAAACAATCTTTAGTTCACACTTGATTTCTATCGGATTCGTGGTATGATGTCAATCTTTCCCTGATAAATAGACAGCACAGCCAAACTAGGAGTCCCTTTTCTGATGAATCTTCCCACCCCGTATCAGCATTTCATTTATGTTTCCCGTTACTCTCGTTGGTTGGAGAAGGAGAATCGAAGAGAAACATGGGAAGAAACTGTAGAGAGATACTTTAGATTCTTTGAGAATCATCTGAAGGAAAAGCAGAAGTATATCCTAGAGCCTGAACTACGAGAAGAACTCAAGAGTGCTATTCTAAACCTTGAGGTCATGCCGTCCATGCGCTCATTGATGACGGCAGGACCAGCATTGGAAAGATCAAACATTGCGGGTTACAATTGTGCGTTTATTGCTGTGAATAATATGAGAGCGTTCGCTGAAACACTTTTTGTGCTGCTCAACGGAACGGGTGTGGGTTTCAGCGTCGAGCGTCAGTATGTGGAAAAACTTCCAACGATTGCCGAAGAATTTCACACAACTGATACTACTGTCATGGTCGAGGATAGTAAGGGTGGTTGGGCGAAAGCGTTCAAGGAACTTATTTCTCTGTTGATTGTAGGGCAAATTGCTAAATGGGATACGAGTAAAGTTCGCCCCGCAGGAGCAAGACTTAAAACATTCGGAGGAAGAGCGAGTGGACCAGCACCTCTTGAAGATTTGTTCAAGTTCTGTGTGACAACCTTCAAGAAAGCAGCGGGAAGAAAACTCACCTCTATCGAGTGCCATGATATCATCTGTATGGTTGGCTCAATTGTGGTTGTTGGAGGGGTTCGTAGAGCCGCTTTGATTTCCCTGTCTAACCTCACAGATGAAAAGATGCGAGATGCGAAGACAGGGGCTTGGTGGATTGACAATTCACAGAGAGCCTTGGCAAACAACTCTGTCGCATACAAGGAGAAGCCCGAGATTGGCATCTTCATGGAAGAATGGCTGTCACTCTACAAATCAAAGAGTGGAGAAAGAGGTATATTCAATCGTCAAGCAGCCAAGAAGAATTTAATGAAATTGGGTGAGCGTAGAGATGCTTCGCATGACATGGGTGTAAATCCATGCGTCTCTAAGGATATGATGATATCCACCAATGATGGGTTGCGAAGTGTAGAGAGTCTCATTGGTGTTCCATTCATTGCCGTATGTGATGGAGAGTATGATTCTACTGGCTTTGTGAAGACAGGAACAAAGCAACTTTACAAGGTAACAACAGAAGCGGGTTATCAATTACGAGCGACAGACAATCACAGACTATTGATGTCTGATGGCACTTGGAAAGAATTGGGTAATTGCATTGTTAGCGATGAACTAACAATTGGTAACACACAAAACAAATCACACACAAAAATAATCTCCATTGAAGCAGATGGAATTGAAGATGTTTATGATTGTTCAGTCCCCGAAATAGAAAGATTCGTCTGTAATGGATTGGTTGTCCACAACTGCGGTGAAATTTTACTCAGAGATCGAGAGTTTTGCAATTTGTCTGAGGTCATCATTCGACCAACAGACACACGGGACTCTTTGCTGCGAAAGGTGCGTCTTGCAACCATTCTTGGCACTTTTCAGGCATCATTGACAAATTTCCCATTCCTATCTTCCGACTGGAAAAAGAACTGCGAAGAGGAAGCCCTCCTTGGAGTCTCTCTCACAGGTATTGTGGATAATGCGCTTACCCGTGGAGATGAGGGAGAAAGTGCCTTGAGTTTGTTGTTGACTGACATGAAGAAGGTTGCTATTGAAACTAATAAGGAATATGCTAAGAAAATTTGCATCAATGCATCAGCAGCCATTACTACGGTCAAACCAAGTGGAACTGTTAGTGCATTAACAAATACCGCATCGGGGATTCACCCGAGACACAGCGAGTACTATGTTCGTACAGTTCGTTCAGATAACAAAGACCCTCTGTGCCAAATGATGAAGGACATGGGATTCCCATATGAACCTTGTGTGATGAAGCCTGAGTACACAACTGTCTTCTCGTTTCCTCAGTCTGCGGTTGGTTCGACTACTCGCAAGGATATGACAGCAATTCAACATTTAGAATTGTGGTTAGCGTACAAGACGCATTGGACGGAACACAATCCTTCAATCACGGTCACCATCAAGGAACATGAGTGGCTAGAAGTGGGAGCGTGGGTTTATGCTCACTTTGATGAGGTTTGTGGTGTATCCTTTCTACCCGAAGATGGTGGTTCCTACCGTCAAGCACCATATCAAGATTGCACAAAAGAGGAGTATGAGGCACTTGTGGCTAAGATGCCTCAAGGTGTCGATTGGGATCTCCTACAACAATACGAGAAGGAAGATTGCACGACCTCTGCACAGGAACTTGCCTGTGTTGCTGGCGGTTGCGAACTTCGATAAATAGTGAGAGGAGTGTATTATGGCAATAGAACAAACATCAGTCAACATTCCTGTTATAAATCAGCAGGGGTTAAACTATAACACCTTACTGAAAACCCCCGATACAGTTAATCCGTTTCTCACAACGAACTTTAAGTTCACTTTGAATCGGTTGCCTAATGTCACTTTTTGGTGTACTTCAGTAAACATTCCTTCCGTCTCTATTGGAGAGGTTACTGTACACACTCCGATGATGCCTATCCATGTTCCAGGATCATCTGTGTCACTAGACCAACTTAGAGTCACCTTCATGGTAGACGAGAACTTCACTAATTGGCGTGAATTGTATTATTGGATGAGAGAGATCATGCCGTTTGAAGATTTTACGGATGTTATAACCAATGAATCAAACTACTATTCTGACGGAGTAGTGCATTGCCTGAATAGTGCAAAGAATGCTAATGTTCGATGGACATTCAAAAAGATGTTCCCTGTGTCAATTAGTGGGTTTGACTTGAATGTTGCTATGAATGATGTTGACCCCGCAACCATCAATGCAACATTTGTCTTCGATTCATTCGATATTGAAACAGTGACCTAATTTAGCAAATCCCACCTTGGCAAGAATGGCGTAAAAAGTCGCAATTTTTGACAACGCGACATGTGCCTCCTACGACACTCTTCACTTGTCGTAGGAGGCTTTCTTTTACGAGGTTCTATACTTCAAGTGCAGAATAGGTAGATGGCTCACATTCTCGATAAGAATGCTGTTACCTTCTGCTGTGGGTGTGATGGCTCTACTGAGTTCTAGGTACGAGAACGGGGACAAACCATCAGTGAGTGATGTGTTCTCATTCGTATCATTAGGAATACCGTTCTGTATTGAGAGTACTTGGTAGATTCCGTTGTTGGAAGTCACCGAAGATCCACTAATACGAATGTAGGAACCTGCTACAATACCAATGTTTGATGTACCATCAGATAGCCTTGTTGCCCCCGAAGCAAACTTGATCCCAAGCAAGTTCTTGCTACCATGAGTGTGAGCGTACTGAGTTCTGATGCTTAGAGATGACTGATTAGTCAAAGTATACACAGGATTTGGATCATCAAAACCAAAGAGTGGATCAGAAGCAATAATTTTACCATTGTGGTTGAATGTTAGTGTGCTAAACAATGAGAATGCTTTAGTTGCCACCGCTTGGAAGTGGGCGGTCAGATTTTGTATTCCAACAAACCTTAGTGTCTTGTTCGTACAAGAAATGCTGGTTGGTACATTAGTAGCATTGATAGCACTAGCGGTTTCATTAATTGGTGTTGTTAGGGCATCAAAAGTACACAAGGCTCCAAACGATAGACCGTGTGGAGTGTTCCACAAAGAACTATTCAAAGCCTGAATTTGGGAAACCCCCGTTGCCCCATTTGACAAAGAAAGACCCGCTAGGTCAGCCTTTGACCACTTTGCAAACCCATGATGGAAACTCTTGCGGAATGATATTTGATTTGAGGTAATTGATTGAACAGGAACTTCGCGGCTATTGAACGCAATGTAGGCGTACTTTCGGTAGAAATCAGCGAAATGAACTCCTTCTATATTTTCATTACTCTCAGGAAATTCAGGAAAAGCAGGAGAAGGAGCAGCAACATACTTGTACTCAGCGAACGCCTCACTAGGTACTGACTTACCGTGAAGGATAAGGTTCATGGTCACACCACCAAGGACTCTTGCTTCTTGCATGAACTTAGTGGCAATGGTGTTTATGTTCAATGTGTTTCTGTTTCCAACGGTAGGATCCAATGTGAAGTCCATATTGGATCCATTGACATAAACTCCACCTTGAGTTCCAATGAGTTCATTGTCAGCATTTTGTTCATTGCTGCGACTTGGGCCAATCCCAGGATTGTTTCTATTGGGATCTGTGAACAATGGGATATCATTAAGATAGTTGGGAATCTGAGTTATGCCCGAAGTTACAAAGAACGAATCAGCACCATGTCTTGTCGCTGTTGTGTTGTCCTTAAAATCCCAATCGAAAGCACCAAAGATGACATCAGATGTAGTAAGTGCGACTGTGATCGGATGGTTGTCGATAGGAGTGGTATCAGGATCAGGATTGCTTGTTGTTGTGTCTCCAGCAATAATACCAGCAGACATCACCCACCAACTCAAGTAATCTCCACCTTCAGGGATTACGGGTGGGCCAATCCAATCAGGGCCAATCAATTCTTCAGGATCTAGAGCAAGATTTGATCTAAAATCGTAAAATCCGTTAATTCCTGTAGCATCTCTAGTACCAGCCGCCAATGCCTCTACTCGATCTTTCATTGCAACTGAACTAGCGTAGATAATTTCCGAAGCCAATATGGTATTTGTTTGGGCTAGTGGAATACCATTGGTGCTACCTGCGGAACCAGGAGTGATGGTAATGCTATTATCAACCAAGGTAACTCTATCAGAGCCGTTGTTTCGTGACAATAAAATATTGTTGTAGACTCTAGGCACCCCGTCCCAAGCCGTACCGTCCCAATTTGGAGTTGTTGTATCATATGACCACGCAAAATGCCCCGAAGGAAACTGTTCCATCGTGATTCCACCTACAGGGGGGACAAAACGCCCCGCAACCCATGATGAAGAGGGGGTATTTGTACTACCATTATATGCGGCTGGTAGCAATCCTTCATATGCAGATTGATATAATGTAGGCATGGTCATACTTTTGCCTACGGCAGAACCCGAACCTACAAGTCCATTTATAACAGCATAAGAACCATTCGTTCCTGCGATTAAACCCGTAGATGATTTATCAAGGGAATCGACCGAACCCGATAAAATATTATTTCTGATTTTTCTGTTGTACATTCCCCACCAAACATCTGTTGTCATGTCGGGTTTACTCCCCGAATGACTAATGTAATTGTGATCTACATGGAATGTTGCTTTATCGTGCTGTTTATCAAATGACAAAGCATCTGTTATTTGATTAATACCTCGGAATCTATCAATGATCAATCCAGGATCTGAGTAGAAAATGTTGTTGCTTAGTGTATAACCTCCCTTGGTATACCCTTGGATGCGAACACCAATATCTTCAGGAGTATAGGCAAAGTTTCTCTTAATTGTGCAATCTGTTGAGCCTTCATAGACGGCAATTACATCACCATGTTGTGAGTAAAGAGTGGTGAGAAAATTTCCTTCAATATGAATACCACGAATTGCTTGATTGTAAATTGCTGCTCGTTCTCGCCAAAACAACAAAGTGTTATTAGTTATTCTGACATTTTGTGTCACGGGGAGATTTGCAGCGTTACTTGATGTAGTAATACATCTACGACCACACCGCAAAAACAGGTTTCCGTGAATTTCATAATTAATTCCTCTACTCACAGCCACGCCCTCGGTCTTTGGGTCACGAATAATGTTGTATTTTAATTTGTTATTGGATGAGGTGTTTATGGTTAGAGGCATCCATGCTGCATCCTCAAACTCACCTATCTCAAATCCCGTGACTTCTAGATTATTCACATTCCCAGATACGAATGCTGTTGTTATTGCTGGGTATCTAATTGTTGTTGGTGCTGTTGCTTCTCTTGGTTTGTAATAAATTTTATGAGAAGTTGGAGTTATCTCAGTGCCATATTGTCCAACCTTTGTGATAAATTTCTTATTCCCTATCAAGGCAAGACCGACGATTCTGTCGCCAACACGAATGTCACTATAAACAGCAGTACAGACACCGTCAACAAAATCAACCTTTGCAAGTTTACTAAATTGAACTCCATTATTACCATTATGCCATAGAAAGGTTGTGTCTTCCCATATGATACCAGGTAAATTGACAGTCTCAGCCGTAATAAGATCGGTTATGTGTTGACCGTTATTGTCTAGGTTTATTTTAAAAATAGTGATACCTGCATTTTGTGTTGCAGTCCATGTTGATGTTCTCAAACAACCGAAGGTTATCCCGTTTATGTCTAGGGCAGTTGGAACTCCTTTGGTTGCGGGAATCGTGAATGAATTGGTTCCTGCCACAAAAAATTCTGCGGGGGTATCTCCCTCTAAACGATTTAACATGGCAGGATAAGTAATCGTGTTGAGATCGTCTTTTACGACTATATCGGTCTCTAACTCTTGAGTGTAAATGTAATAATCTGCTAGGGAAGATTTACCAATTCCTCTACTAGATAACAACATTCCTCTGTCATATACGGCTAATCCATCAATTTCGCCAATAATGGGGATTTCAGCCGAACCTATTAATTTACACCCGCCAAGGTTTTCTGACATCAAACATACATTTTTACTACGAGTAAGGGATTGAGATGAAAGATCATTACCTAAAACCAACCCTGTTAACACATTACCACTAGTTCCTGGAGTACTACTCCATGCTATGGTTGCTCCCGCATTTTCGATTCGTGTGAGTGAATAGACCCCGTCTAATGCCACAATAAACCATTTGTCGTTCGTGGTAGGAACAGCGGCGTATGCCACCTTGATACTAAAGTATGGGTTATCTCTTGTTCCGTCTCCGAAGATATCACTTCCGTTAGGGGAAACATAAAGAACCTTGTCTGCTGTTGGAATAGGGTAGTCGGGTGTGGTTATTCGCATGGGGGCTTTCTTTTATCCAAATGGGTTTGTTCCAAGCCAACTCTTGTGACTTGAAATAGTAAACAGAAGTTTCGCATCAAATACGGAAGCGTTAGTAGGAATGGCTGAAAGATTGAACCCTAACAATGTTCGAATAGGTGTTCTTGGCTTCAAAAGAACACTAAACATACCACCTTCAGCAGGAATATCAGCCCCATCGTTCCACGGGTTTAGCAATCCAATTACATTTTCGGTTGTTTCGTCAATATGACCAATACCATTGACATTCTCGGTTTTTGATCCACCTTGAGTTCCAGGTGGATTGTGGTAGTAAAAACTATCAAACTCAGGAATAAGAATTAATTCAAACTCAGCGAGTACGGGGCTTGATGGTCTGCTACGATTCGATAAATTTCTGCGATTGATAAAGTCATTTGACATATTTAGGTTCCAATGTAATAGAGGGTTGTTCCTGCGGTGTCCGAAGACACCCAAATTCTACTTGTATTGTCTGTTTCGATGAAGATTTGATCGCCGTTGTAGAGTGGATATCCTCTACCTGCGGTGACTCCCGCATTCATTCCAATGAAGATTGTCGTATTAGTGTTGATCAAATCAGACTTGAAGTGAACTCCACTTTGAAGTACCGCCGATCCCAAATTCATTGCAGCACTAGAATTGATCGGTGGTGATACTCGCCCTGCTGTTCCACCCGATGGTTGAGCCACAGACATCACAGATACCCTCAACGCTGCGGGGTTTGATTGCCATACAGAACTTACAAACGCCTCAAGGCTGTTAATATCATCTCTAATACCACCCGATTCTATCAAAAGGGTATTGATATTTGCTGCGTTTGCATCGTCAGTCTTTATTCTCTTGAATGGTCCTGCGTCAACAATAGTATCATCCAATCTATCCAAGACTGACCATGCAGCACCCGTGATTCCAACTTCTGTGTTTGCATCGAACACAATATGTGCGGTAACGGAATCGGTTCCAAAACTTAGACCACGAATGTCTAGGTCGGTAGCAGTAATGCCAATCAATCTCGCACCCGCTCCTGTGTAACCATTGATTTGAATGGTCATAGCAGCCGTAGTTGCATCTGCAAGAGAAAGCCCCGTTAGAACGATGCTAGCCCCACTAATTTCTGCCGTAACTCCGATGCTTCCTGCCTCAAGGTTGACAAACAAAGCACCCGTAGAATTGAGTCGAAATGGGCTGCGAGATGTTCTGTCTGAAAGATTAGTAAGACCCATCATCATAGAGTCAACAGGATAGGCTCCCGAAAGACCAACGACACGGACAGTATCTTCGTTTGGTGAAGTTGCCGATACATCCGATTGCATTGAGGCAAAAGAAGTTACTCTATCCCCCGCTAAGGTTGACCTAAGAAGTCTTGTCGGAAACCCCGTAACCACCGAAAGAGGAACAGAGAAAGGTAACTCACTGGAACTAACAGCAACTGTATTCAACACAGAAACGCTATCAGAACCAAAGGTAAGACTTCTAATGTCCAAATCAGTAGCAGTCACTCCAATTGCCCATCCACCCGAATATCCAACGACACGAACAACATCCGCTCCTGTTGCGGTTGCGGTCGTAGGATCCCCCGCAGTCAAAGCACGAATACCAAAGTTAGTTGCGGTCACGCCTACAGCCCAACCGCCTGAGTAGCCTACCACACGCACGAAGTCAGCACCAACGGCAAGACCTAGTGTGGGATCTCCTGCGGTCAGGGATCGAATGTCAAGATCGGTAGCGGTCACCCCGACAGCAGTAGCACCCGAAATGCCGAAGATAGCAACATTCCCTGCAATACCCACTACAGCCCCAGGAGAGATTGTGGAGACAGTTACAGTTGGAGAACCCAAAATGTCAACAGGAAGCCCAACCGAATCAGTAACGCGAATCGGTTCTTCCCCCGTACCACCAAAGGAAATCTTTGTTACTTGGAAGTGTGATGACTCAAGTGTTGAGTAATCGGTGGCAACTGTGCCTTCTTGTGTTGCGCCTGAAACTACGAAATTTGCATTGGTGTCGAGTGCCATTGGGGTGGTTCCTTTGAAATATTCTTTTGACTATCGTTATTTATGTGTTGACATATCTACTAAATAGTGTATAATTCCCTTATGCTCGACCCCACACAAGTATCCAACTTAATTGAAAACATGGTTTCTGTCCGAAAAATGACATACATGGACGCTGTTTTAGAACTGTGTGATGAGCATTCGATTGATGTAGTCATGATTGCCAAGCATATTTCTCGTCCAATTGTCGAAAACATTGAGCAAGAAGCGATGGAAGTCAATCTGCGTCCAAGAAAGAAATCTCTACCTTTTTCTTGACAAACCAAAAATATCTCGTATAATCAGTCATTCGCAGTACACACCGTTCAAGGAGAACACAACTATGTCAGATTCATTTTCAGGATTGAAGAAGAGTTCTAAAACCGATGTTTCAAAGATCGCCAAGGAACTTGATAAGGTCGTCAAGGGTGCTAGTGAGAACTCATACAAGGATGATCGCTTTTGGAAGGCAGAGGTCGATAAGACGGGAAACGGATATGCAGCAATCCGCTTCCTTCCTGCACCACCAAATGAAGATCTTCCTTGGGTTCGAATCTTCTCGCACGGATTCCAATCTAAGGGTGGTTGGTATATCGAGAACTGCCCAACGACTATCGGCGGCAAATGCCCTGTCTGTGAGGCAAACAACGAATTGTGGAATAGTGGGGTTGAAGATGACAAGAACATTGCGCGAGACCGCAAGCGCAAGTTGTCATACATCAGCAACATTCTTGTTGTCGATGACCCAACGAATCCCGCTAACAACGGCAAGACTTTTCTATTCCGCTACGGAAAGAAGATCTTTGACAAGATCAACGACAAGATGAACCCCCAATACAAGGATGAGGATGCTGTTAATCCTTTTGACTTTTGGCAGGGCGCAAACTTTAAGTTGAAGATTCGCAATGTGGAAGGTTACACAAATTACGATAAGAGTGAATTTTCTGCATCAGCCCCATTGCTTGAGGGCAATGACAAGGCACTTGAAGAACTGTGGCGCAAGGAATATTCCTTGATTGAGTTTGTCAAGCCTGAGCAATTCAAGCCACACGCAGAATTGCGAGTAAAGTTCCAATCGGTTGTGAACGGTTCTGTGACACAAAAGGCAGAGAATATGGATCTTGATGAAGAAGATTCTGCGCCTCAGAAGAAGTTCACCCCGAAGTTCCCTGCCGTTGAAGCAAAGAATCCAGGTCGTTCAGCCAAGCCGAAGGAAGATTCGGGTGACGAAGATGACGCACTTGCCTTCTTCAAGGGGCTTGCAGGGGAAGATTGACATAATGTGATTTAGTTATTATGAACGAAGAACCCCCGTATTGATCTGCGGGGGTTCTTTTTATTTTGTAGATTTCTGTGGATATACATAATAGTGCCTCGTTCTTCAAACCAAGAATGATCGTGGAGACAGTGGTTCGCGTGATTACGCTGGTCATTGTGCGTCTGGGATTTGGTAAATCCCACGACAAGGAATTTCGCCGCCGCCCTCCCCTGCTATGCAGGGGAGGGTTTTTTATTATCACCTCAAATAAATTCCGTTTCCTAAATAGTTGTATGCCGAAGAAAGCACTACCACACATCAATCATGCACTCACCGCAATTCTTTCGGGTGATGATGAACTCAAGAAAGCCCGTGTAAATAGGCTAATTCGTGCAGGATTCTTTTATATTGATGAGCCGAAGACCGAAGTAAAGGAGAAGAAGAAACATGTCAAGAAACCCAAAACCAATTCGTGAATCTGATCAAGCATTCATGCATAAGTGTGCGGATCGTATGAACATTCCTTGGAGAGTAATTATTTCTAATCCGATTTATATTGACATGCTACGCGATGCACGGTATAGTGGTATGTCGGCAGGAGAAGCAATTTCGTACTTCAACGAAGTTCTCCATGAGACTGCTGCACGGTCATATGTGCCACCTACTTACGAACAGGTTCGATAACAAAAATTTATGTACAATTATATACCATGTGACATTCCAACGGCAGACCTTCAAGTAGTTCAAAACGAGAACGGTAGAACCTACACCACTCCATCAGGTAAGTCCCTACCATCAGTCACCACGGTCACGGGATTTGAGGGTAAGGCAGGTTTTGACATTTGGCGAAAAAACAATCCCAAGGAAATGATTCGGGTTTGTGATCGAGGAAATACCATTCACTCCATGATGGAAACCCTCCTCAAGAACCATCCCGAAATTCTCAATGAGGACACAGAAATAAACAATCTGTACATGAGCATGAGAGATCATGTTGCCAACAAGATCACCAATGTCTATGCCCTAGAAAAGTCGCTGTGGAGCGAGTCTATAGGCTTGGCAGGAAGAGTAGACTGTATCTGCGATTACAATGGGAAACTGTCTGTGGTTGACTTTAAGGGGTCTACGAGAGAGAAGTATGAGTCATCCATCAAAGGATACTTCATGCAAGCGACTGCTTATGCTCTCATGTACCAAGAACTCACGGGTCAGAAGGTCGAACAGATCGTGATCCTTATCGCTTGTGAGACGGGAACCCTTCAGGAATATGTGAAAAAGCCCAAAGATTATGTCCTTGGGCTTATTCGTGCGATTCGTTTGTACAGACAATGGCAGTCTTTAGAAATGCCTACGCTTTAATTCAAGCCTGTGACGGTTCCTGAGTGGAACACATGTCGGACTTTCATGTCCAAGATAACCCCTGGTGCTAGAGAAACAGGAACCAATGCGTTTGTTCCGTCACCCCACAAGCGGACATTTGCGGTAATGCCTGTGATTCCCCCAATAATGATGCCTTGAGCGGATCCTGTCCATCCCCCCGAAGGGATCGCGAACGACTGTGTGTACTGTATAGCCATAGTGATTGTCTCCTACTGTATTTAGCATCGTTGAAAAATGACCATATATAGTAGATTAGAACCTGCTTTACAAAGGAGCAAAAATGTCAGAATTTATATCAAGTTCGCTAGGTACGGCTTTCTTCGCAGTAGTAATCTTCGTTGCGGGAGCCTTGATTGGTCAGCCTCTTTGGGGATGGTTTTCAAAGAAACTACCCTGGAATAAGTAAGAACATCTAAGACGATCAAATTAAAGACGGGGAGCCAAAAACTCCCCGTCTTTTCTTTCATACATAATAATGCCCAAACATGGAGAAGAAAATGAGTTATTTCACGCGAAAAGACCCCCTACAAGATGCCGCAGCCAAGACCCTAAACGCCATCAGAACTGCGACTCTGAAGGAAACAACTTACAATACCAACCACCGATCTGCTCTTGACAAGGAAGGGTTGTTCTACATTGAGAAAGAAGAGAACCTTCAAACTATCAACTTCTTCATCAAGCGTTCGTTGATGGGATCCCACCTTCACCCAACCGATTCCCTCAACCGTCTTTTTGCTGAATTGCAAACTATCGGCATCAATGTTGAGGATTACGATGGCGGATCAGGAACTTACAAGATATCTCAATACGACAATCTTCAAGGCGAACACCCAGTTACAGGAAATGCATACACGGACGATATCATCTTCCTTCGCGCAAAGCAGCACGGAAATATAAAGATTCGCAAGATGGCTGTTCCTGGTGGCTTGTACTCTCTCGACGCTGAAATTTACATGTCAACCAAAGAATAAGATTTTCATTATGATGAACCTTTTATGTGAAGAAGGATTCATAGCCTTCGCACTTGAACATTATGATAATCCCCAATGTACTTCTCTACAGGAGTTCTATGAGGATTTGGACAGGATCAAGTACCTCAAGAGGCTCATAAACCGCCTTGATGGGGACAGAAGTCAGCGTAATAGGTTGATACTCAACCACCTTACGGTCTTTATCAATGTGTTTGGGGTTGAGAATGGGAACAGAATTCTGTTCTTTAGGATGGAACAGAAGTATCACAGCCAACTAAAGACTTATCTTCAATATCTCAACACTTTACACAAAGAGATTCCTGAAGTGGTTCTGAGAGAAATAAGTCTAGACAACGAACTTTTCGAAGAATTGAGAAGAATATGAAGAAATACTCGCAAGTACTATCAGAAGCCCTTCAAGCAGAGGGTAATGCTCTCCTAGAGGAAGCACAGAACGATCCTGCCAAGATGGAGATGCTTATGTTCATGCTCGACGAGGATGCAGGAGTCGCTAACACGGCTTCAGGAGCGGGTCTTGCGGGAGTGTCCACGGGGGAGATTCCTCCTATCAAGTCACGGACAAAGACTCCTATGTGGCGCAGAAAGAATCCTCTCACACAATGATATCATTCAAAGAATACCTAATCGAAGCAAAAATTGATGAGTTTATCAATCGGTACATGAAGCATCATAAAGACCATCCTATGGTTCATCAGGATCCTGAAGAGGCTAGAAGAAGAATAGCGGCAGCGCATCCTCATGTTCAAGGTCATGATGAGGGGACTTATGCCACCAAACAGTTCTTGGACAAGACCTACAATCCAAATGAAGACGAACTAAGTCTCAAGCATGTCATCAAAGGATGGAGAAAAGGTAAGACCAATGGTGATCTTACGGGAAACTTGAAGGATCATACACACGATTCGATATCAAGATTCCTTCGATCTCAGAGTGACCAAAAATCAACAGTAACAGCGAGTAAACTTGAGGGTATGGACAAGTACCATATCGGTCAGATTCAACATCCTGAGCATGGGGTTCTTGATGTTCATCAGGTTCATGTCAATGATGTCAAGGACGATGATGAATTCAAGAAAATCTCAAATACAATCAAGAAGCATACGAGTTCTTCTTGTACTTGGTGTGTCAAAGGTAATCATGATGTAGCCCACCTCAAGCACTATTCGCATGGTCACGGGATCTTGTTTTACACAAACCATCGAGGTGAAATGGTTCGTTCTCATGGTTTTGGTGATCGAGGTATTGTGAATCAAGACAATACTACGATCAGACCTGATGAAGCGCATCATATTCAGAAGCAGACAAGTGCCTTGATGACGGGTAAGAAAAAAGAGGTCTATGATTTCTTTTCGGGTGATGCCAAGAATCTAAGTGTTGAAAAGCAACACAAGATGTACGATGAGTTTGGAAAAGGTCACGCTGAAGCCCACTTTGCTGATCCCAAAAGAAACACTCATCCTGAAATTCTATCAAGAATGATGAAGTCTGATCGGATAGAGGTTGCCCGAGCAGCAATGGAACACCCAAATGCTACTCCTGAACATATTAGTCAAGGGTTGAAGGATGGGTATTTTGGTGTTCGCCAAGCAGCAGTCAGCCATCCAAAGGCTACTCATGAACATATTAGTCAAGGGTTGAAGGATAAGGATTATAGGGTTGCCCGAGCAGCAATGCAACACCCAAATGCTAGTCCTGACAATATTAGTCAAGGGTTGAAACATGAGAATTATGAGGTTGCCCAATCAGCAATGCAACACCCAAATGCTACTCCTGAACATATTAGTCAAGGGTTGAAGGATAATGATTATTATGTTGCCCGAGCAGCAATACAACACCCAAAGGCTACTCCTGAACATATTAGTCAAGGAGTGAAACATAAGGATTATAGGATTGCCCGAGCAGCACTCTCACACCCAGATGCTAGTCCTGACAATATTAGTCAAGGATTGAAACATAAGGATTATAGGGTTTCCCTAGCAGCACTCTCACACCCAAATGCTAGTCCTGAACATATTAGTCAAGGATTGAAACATGAGGATTGGAGGGTTGCCCAAGTAGCAGTCTCACACCCAAATGCTAGTCCTGAACATATTAGTCAAGGATTGAAACATAAGGATTCTTATGTTGCCCGAGCAGCAGTCTCACACCGAAATGCTACTCCTGAACATATTAGTCAAGGATTGAAACATAAGGATGCTGCTGTTGCCCAATCAGCACTCTCACACCCAAATGCTACTCCTGAACATATTAGTCAAGGAGTGAAACATGAGGATTATAATGTTGCCCGAGCAGCAGTCTCACACCCAAATGCTAGTCCTGAACATATTAGTCAAGGATTGAAACATGAGAATTGGAGGGTTGCCCGAGCAGCAGTCTTACACCCAAATGCTAGTCCTGACAATATTAGTCAAGGATTGAAACATGAGAATTATGCTGTTGCCCATGCAGCAATGCAACACCCAAATGCTAGTCCTGACAATATTAGTCAAGGATTGAAACATGAGCATTATGATGTTGCCCGAGCAGCAATGCAACACCCAAATGCTACTCCTGAACATATTAGTCAAGGATTGAAACATGAGCATTATGCTGTTGCCCATGCAGCAATGCAACACCCAAATGCTACTCCTGAACATATTAGTCAAGGATTGAAACATAAGGATAAGGATGTTGTCCTAGCAGCAAAACAAGCAATGGAAAAGAGATCTCAAGCAGAAAGTTTGAAACTATCTCTTGACATTAAAAACACTACCCTTATGGAAACACATTATGTTGTTCATGGGGTTGACACCATTGATGTTGAGACTGCCCTAGAACTCATTTCGGCTGAAGAACTTGAGTTGTTGGCTGAAGGAGCCAAACGAAAGATTGTCATTCGTGGTGGTAAAAAGAAAATCATTTTCAAGTGTCCCACAGGTCAGAAACTTGGAAAGCGGGGCGGTAGAACTTGTGTGAAGGTTGGTGGAGCCGAGAAGGCACTTCGATCACGCAGAGCAGTCAAGGCGGCACGAAAGTCAAAGGGGAAGCGCGGTCGTGCAAATAGTAAGCGTCGAAGATCCATGACAAAGAGAACTAACTTTATATAAAAAGTGAGTAGATTCAATATGATGTTATCTCAAATTACAACGGAGAGTCCAATGATAGCAACTGAACTTATTACACTGATCGGAGGAAGTTTCGCGGGGTTCCTCTTCCGTCATATGGCAGAGAAACGCATTGCCGACAAGGAGATGTTTGAACGGCTAACAGCAAACAAGATCCACGATGAAGCAACTCGCAAAGGTGCTGCCGAACGAGTACCTCTTGATATTGGAAAGAGTGTCAGACAAATGATTGTATTGACGATTTTGTTTGGAACGATTGTTGCTCCATTCATTCTCCCATTCTTTGGTATTCCCACGGTTGTAGAAGTTGTTGACACAAATCCTGAAATTCTGTTTGGGCTTATTCCTCAGACTACAAATATAATCTTCACTGAAGTTCATGGATTCTTGTTTACACAAGAGAACCGTCAAATACTTCTGGCCTTATCTGGTTTCTACTTTGGAACGGCAGCAGCGGGAAACAAGTCATGAAAAACATCATCATTACAATATCACTTCTCGTTCTATTCACACTTGCATCATGCACTACACAGATCAGAACCCCACCACTCACTGAGAAGGTTCCTGATATACTCACCAAGCCAACCAAATCTGTTGTCGTTGAAGATGTCATTGCAGAGATTCCTGTTGACACTTTAATGAAGACCGAAAAGAAGACTGAAGTGAAGATTGATGTGCCTATTGAAGTATTAGTTCAGAACACAAAAGAACCAATGACAATTGTTCTCCCAAAGGATTCTGTTGTGATTCTTCCTGAGAATACTCCAATTAGAACTATGGAAGCGACATCAACATCAATTCCTGCAACAACACCTGTGGTGCTTCCTGCGGGGACTATGATAAGTCTCAGCCGCATCAATTGGTATGCAGTACTTTTCTATGTGGGTATGGTTGTGGCTGTTGGGTCGTACTATTGGTCGAGGTACATAACAAAAAGAAAAGTTATGTCAACTCCACAACCTCTCAATGAAGATGTCGATGTGTCGAGCCGCTAAATTGAATTGAGAATCACTTGACTATGTAGAATCTTACATAGCGCATAAGAATCTACTATGTCAGAAACTGGCGACACAGAGTCCTGTTTATTTGGGGTAAGTATCAGTTTCAAATTTATTCCAGTTTCTGCTAGAAATGCATCGTGCATTGCATTTTTATCACCATTTCCGCGCCCACAAAATAATTTCTTATTCTCAGTCGGTGGAATGATAGTAGTTGGTATGCCCTCTTGGTATAATTTATACTTCAAAATGCAGGTATTTTCTGCAATATTAAAAATCTTACCTGTTGCTCCAAACGCATAACCCTCAATAGCCACCTGCGAGCATCCTTTGAGAATATCCATTGCCCAATCTGCAATAGAACAGTACCTCTCCATTTCCTCTTCCCATTCAGAGAAAAGTTTACCGTGGATGTTTCCATTGAATTTTTGGGCATACTTCTTAGTGTCGGTGAGATAAAAGAATATGCATGACTCATAATTAAAGACCGCTCCACCAGTAAAGATACATACGCAAGGACAACACATAGAGTAATCAACTGCACCAAGAACATGTAGTGTGTAAGCCATACTATTATTTAGGAAAGAATCATTTATGAATAAACTCTCTGTCAGAAATCAAAATATTGGGAAGCGAAACGAAATTGTCAATCAACTAGAAATTCTTGGCTATGAGATCAAGAAGAAGAACGACAGATACACAAATGCAAAACAGATCATCGTTCTTACTGATGAACATAGACCCACCCTACTAAAACAGATTGAAAAGCAAACAGGCTTTCCTCACGATAAGAATTTGAGAGGGTCAAGTATCGGTGGGCTTGTTGCTAGCAATGAATATTCTATTCTAGTGAAGTTGAAGAATGCTCAAGGCAGACTGTCCGCTGGCATTAGGAATGAAACAACCTTATTGAGCATTCTTAACAGAGTACTTGAAAAACATGGCCCAATCAATGTGGTGTTCAGCACTAATAAAAGGGAATTTCGGGTCAATGCTTGTATAAAAGCAATCCTACCCCCACCCGAATATACTCAATCCCACGACAAACCAAAGGCAGATATTCTTCTAGTGGATTTAGACAACAATCAGTACCCACTTTCAATAAAGAAAGAAGATGCGGAAAATTGGGAATCTGCTGACAATTACTATCGCGAGAAAGGTAGGTTGCTCATCCGTGAGGCTGTCGAGAAGGAATTGGTCACTATCGTCCATATGGGAGATCCAAACGCAACAGTCCCTTACTTCAAACTCAGTAAAAACATCGCAAGACTTGCAACTAAAGCAGAATCAATTGATGTGGTCTTTGGTACAGACATAAGCCCCAATGGGGCTGTGATCATTCACACATTCAACGGGAACTATTCCATTAAAGATTCAGAATTGATCCTCAAGGTTACTGCAATTCTCAAATCTATTCATGATCTGAGACAACAAGACGAAGTCTACTTTATTATCAGAAGTGATAAAAGTAGAAATTCATTTATGGAATATAAGGGGCTACGACCGTTGGCGGTCAGTAAACGCAGAGTTAAAAACTGCGTGATCCTTTAGCGTTTCTTGCGAGGAGTTGCCTTACGCTTCTTGCCTACAGTGATGGTTGTCTTTACAGCCTTACCATCACCAATATTGACTAATTTATTTCCAACGGTCTGAGCGATTTCTCTAGTCACGCGCTTGCGGACATGACCTAGAGTTCCGCTGTTGGGGTCTATCGGGGCTTGAGTGTACGCGAGGCAGGTTTTGCCAACGCAACGAGAGAGCCACTTTGCGACACTAGCAACAAAGTCTCCTGTCCCCTCTTTGAGTTCTTTCGGGCCACCGATAATCTTAGCGTCAGGGATGGAAGCGATAGCAGCCTTCTTGGCATCGGATTGATTTCTTGCCATGACCTTGACCGTGCGAGGGCTGCGCCCTGCGTCACCTTGGAGGCGATACTTGACCAAATATGGAATGTCATTGTTGTGCGGCATAAGTTAGTCCAAACCTTGAAAATTAGACATATCAATTTTTTGAGATGAATTGGGTCTAAACGAATTGATTGACGGTTCCGTTGCCTCTGTAGGAAGGCTGTTGATCTCTTGTTGATTTCGTGGTTTCGCGTTGAACTTCTCTCTGCCCCGTAGAACGCTCTCTAAGACCGATCCCTTCTTGGGTGTCTTGGAGGACTCCTTGACTGCCTTTGGGGCTACAGGAGCCTCTGTGGGCTGTTCTTGAGCCTTGTCGTGAGTACGGATGTTGATGGTGTCCTTCGGAACATTGAACTTGCGTTCCAAGGATTCAGACAATTTCTTGAAAGTGGTGTTTTCTGGAAGTTTTGTCGCGCCAAGTCTCTTGATGTTATCGTTTGACGAAAATTTGAATTTCATTGCTTCATAACTCCCTGCGTCTTCAAAGATATGAAGGGTAGCGGTGTTGTCAGTATAAAGAGTGAACAAGGTGTATTTTCCTGAAAGATCTACATTGCGACTTTCTAGGAGAATGCGGTTGATTGAGTCATTAAATGAGTTGGACATGAAGGTATTTATCAAATGAAAGAGGGGAGATTTCTCTCCCCTCTTCGGTATACGCTTTAGTGATCTAGATTAGCCAAGAAGATCAAAGAGTTCTTGTGACATTTCTCCCGTTGCATCGAAATCGGCAATGATATCGAGGAAAACTTCCTCACCATATCGCTCAACTCCTTCTGCAATGATTGAATCAATATCTACTTCGACGCTGTCAGCAACTGTTTGCCCTCTGTTTGACATTGCTCCATAACGGGTTGGTGCAACAGGAGGACGAGATCGAACTGCTCCAGTCACATTCTTGCTTGCAGGTGGAACATAATTATCGGGCTTCGGTGGTCTTGGAACATACTTCTTACCGCTTTCGATGTAGTTGGTTGTGACTCTACGACCGTAGTTAGGCTCTGAAGCACCTGGATTCCACGGTCTAATACCATGATTATTTGGGCCCTCATTACCACCACTATCGGCTTGTCCTTGAACACCCACTTGACCGTTTTGGGCAAGCCATGCGGCTAGTTCAGAAGCGTTTCTTGCACCACCAATATTACGACCACCCCATCCATTGGATTTTTCGGAGATGGTTGAATCAATATCTACTTCGACGCTGTCAGCAACCGATGCCTTGCCACCGCCGACAGGAGCCTTTGGAGTTCTTGATGAAGTCCCTGATGATCGACTCATCACATTCCCACGCGAAGAGATCTTTCCCGCACCCCCTGCTGATGGGGTGAACTGAGAAAGATAAGCCGCATGAGTTCCATTTGAAAGTGATCTTGACAAAGCGGCTCCGTTGAAGCCTGTTGCCTCAGAGAGAATGTCAAGAATTTCTTGTGCGGTATACTCAATGCTATCAGCAACCGTTGCTTGAGGCGCAGTGCGCTTTGATGTGGTCTTAGTTGCCGTGCGAACGGGAGAACTTGTCTGTGAAACAGACGAACCTGGTTTCATGCTCAATGCAGAGGCAGTACCCGATGGAGTAGCAGCAGCAGACTTCGCTGCGTCTTCGACTCCAACATTACCCTGACCCGAAAGCCAAGCCGCGAGTTCAGTTGCGTTCATGGCTCCACCGATAGCGGAAGAACCCCATTGAATGCCTTGTGCGGGTGAGTTTGAGTTTGACATATTAGGGGCATTCATCCCCATAGCAGGTCTCATCGAAGACTTGCCCACAGCCACATTAGCGGCTGCTTCGTTTAGGGAGGTGTATGCGTTACGATCAATCATTTTTCTGTCCTTTTTTGTTAGTTTCGAAACTTAATCTGTTAACATTAGTTTCTAGAATAATGCTACAGTTTTAACTATTTAGTATTTCTGTGTTCTTGGTTATCATGGGGATTTTGTTGCCCCGTGCATGGTTGTTCCGTGAATAGGTGGTACACGGACAACTGTTGCTCCGTGAGGAACTTTTACCGCAAAGTCTCCTGCTGCTGCAAGCATCTTCTTTCCGCCCTTCATGCGAAGCCCTGCAATTACTCCTGTACCATGCGGTATTCCGTTATTTTCATGATCCATGTGACGATGGTCACTCTCATCTCCATCAACAACTCGATGTGTTACACCTGTTGCTTCATCATGAACATGGGTTGGCAATTTTTTACCTTTACCAACCGCAAATACCATAGCAGCAACGCCGCCGTTATTTAGATGTTGTCGTACATGACTCCAATTACCCTTTGCGTGTATACCCGTAGAAGAAAGTGTTAGATGGTAATTTGGTGTGTGATCTGTTGGCCCCGAATTTATTGGGGTAGCACCTGACTGTGCAGCGTGATGTGCAGCGCGACGAACGGCGGATCCAATTGGTAAAGCATTAGGTTTTGGCGTACCATCATGATTCATGACACGATCCTTATGTTTCGTATAATCATAAAATGTTGTATGTGGATGTTGTGTAAAGATTTGTGGGTGTAGTTTTTCAAAAGGAATATCACTAACGATATTCGGTCGAACAACGGGGGTTTCACCTGCTGCTCGGGAGGATTTTTCGTGTGAATGTACTTCACCATGCAATGCCGCCATAAAGTGGGATGGATGATCTATCATGTGATCCATTCTCTTCATTCGTCCTGTTTGAACACCCTCCATCTTTCCACGACCTGCTTTGTTTAGACATGCCGCCGCACATTCAGGTGTTGCTGATGCACAGGTATTGAGTCTACCCTCTTTATGCGGCGTGAGAGATAATCCTAGCGTTCTAAGATGCTTAGTTTGAGGATTAAGTTTTTCCTTTGCCAATTTTGGATTACCTTTACCAAGAAGTGGATTCTTACGAATCTTTTTTCCTTCTTTGTGCAATCTCTTTTGATCTTCAGGGGTTTTTACTTCATCAAAACCTGCCTGAACCTTTTTCCATGTAGGCTTATCACCGCCTTGGTTCGGCATTTGTGGTAATGAGAGGGATGATGATTCTGACAGAAAATTCAAATAATCACTAAAAGCACATGCGTCTACATCCAAAGCACCATCATCGCGCCAAGATTCTTTGGTTTGAAGCATTTCTTCTTTCACTATAACCGCGCGACACATTGTATTTCTTATGAAATTTTCTGATAAAATTGTTTTGTATTTGTTCATTGTTTTTGATTATCCTAATCTTATTTGTTCAACAACTACTCTTTGATTCACCCGCCGCGACGGCTTTGGCAACTCTTGTGTTACCTCTCAACAATTTTCCTAAATTGTTTAATCGTGTTGCTCTTCCTTCTCTTTTACGAGCCTGTACGATGTCATTACGAACCGCTGTTGATGGCTTGGCTTCATTTACGAGGTTGATTTGATCAACGATTACTGAATTATTCAAAGCCAAACGAGCAGTTTTTCGTCTCTTACGAGCCGCTTGAAGTTTGCCCAAAGTAGAATTCAATTCATTCACTTCGATTGATTCATTTGCAGCACGAACACGGGAGTACTCAGTTGCGGCGGCAGTGACGACTTTGCCTACCTTTGACCTCATTGCGGCTCTGCTTACCCCCCCAACTCCTCGCCCCGCTCTTTTCGCTAGTGACTTTCCTAGTGCAGGAAGAAGTTCACGATCTGTAAGAGTATTCACGGCTCGCCCCACTCCTCGCCCCACTGTGTTTACGGCTCGCCCTACTCTATTCACGGCTTTCCCCACTCCTCGCGCTAGTTGGATAGTTGACGGTTCTCTTGGTGTGTTTAGGATTCTGTTGAGAATCGCTTTTTTCTTTTTGTCTTTTGCTGCGACTCCCGCATAGACCATGTCTGTTGCTTTTTCCTGATTATGCCCTGCTGCTCTGTGAGCATCATATTCCTTCTTTAGGGCTAGCGTTTCATTTGATAATTTATGTCCCTTACCTGCAAATAGATTCTCAAATGGGCTGACGCGCTTTGGCTTGACAACACGCTTTGCTTGTGGTTTAGCAGGAGCAGGGGCAGCAGCCTTTGGCTTGCGGATACGCTTTGGCTTTGGGGTCTCATCAGCCTCTTCTGCTATTCCATCGAATCCTTCATTTCTCGCTCGAATTTTTGCTGCTCTGTTTGCCAAAGCAGACTTCGATAGTCTCTTCACAATATGAGCAAACTTCAATTTTTCTTCAAAAGATTCTTTTGTTATTTTTGGCAATCTTGGTTTAGCCAATTCTGCCGCTGCGGCTTCGCGCTTGGCTGCTTGCGCTGCGCGTTTCTTTGCACTTTCCTCTTTACTCAATGTACCTGGCATTGATACGCTTGGTACTAAGCGGCTTGGTGCGGGACGAGTGCCTTTTGTTTCGTATGCTCTAGAGAATCTAGCATTTTCCTGCCCTTTGCTTATCAATTCATCTCTTGCATCGTATCGAGCAACGGATGCTGTAGTTTTTGCACGACCAGGGTTTCTAGTTTCTGTTTGTTTAAGTATGTTTCTTTCTCGTTTTGTTAGGGGTCTCTCATTCGAGTTCCCATAAGGTCTCAAAGCCTTTAGTGCTATTTTACCGTGGATTTTATTAACATCATCGTATACTTCTGTATCTGAGGGGGATTTGGGGCTAGGTTTTCGACCCGCACGAATATTACGGTTGTTCCGCTGCCAAGAAGCAATCTTTCTTGCCGCTCTCTGCTTACCACTTTCGTCAATTGACCCAACAGATGTAGCCTCAACGATTGATTGAATGAGTGAAGCATTCAATACCTTTTGTTCAGGCGATTGAAAGAATCCTTCTGTGATGTTTTTTGGTGCATCAACTTTGTTTAGATTTTGAATTGTTTCGTTGAGAGATTTTTGATTCGACTTATCCATTATTTCTTTCCTTTTCCATTATCGGTGATTCTCTTGAGACCCTTGCAATCAACACACTTACAGCCGCTAGTGCATTTGGTTTCCTCTGACTTCTCTTCGAGAGGATGGTCGAACAAGTGATCTGTGTCTTGGTCGAGTGCCTTGGCGAGATACATTTTTTGCATAAAATTTGGTGTTCCCATTGAAAATCTCCTTGTGATTCTTTAGTATTTATAGTTTTTGAATGGGTCGAATTATGAGAGTTGTTTTCGTGACTTTATTGACATCTTCCTTGGTGTACTCTACCCCGTAACCGTTATGGATCTTATATGTTGGATATTTTCTTTCCATTTCACGAATAGCAGTACGAAGATCCCCTCCCATTTGTGGCATGAGACTTATGATTCCCCCATAGCGACTATGAGGAGGGTGATGTTCGATTCTGCCTTTGGCATTCACCGCTCTTGGATCTCTCAGTGATCTTGCGACATCATTATGAAGAACTCCACCTTCCTCATATTCGTGAACATCGTGGGTTGTGTTCGGTGTCACGGGAACTGTCACTATTCCATGAGTTTTGTGATGCCAAAATAATTCAGAATTCTCGCCCTCACTACCAAATACTCTGCGCTTGGCATCAGCAATCTCGCGAGTGATGTGTTCGTCGCCATGATGACCCGTAAGTAGGTGTGGGCTTCTTGCCGCTGCGTGAATTATATGAGGAGTATTTGGATCGGTTGTCATTCTCTTCTTTGACATAGCCTTTACTTCTCTGTGCAGATTTTGGAATCTTTTAGAAAAATCAGTTTCTTCATGAAACTCTTCAAATTCTTGACCGTGACCATTATGAATTCTATATTTTGGATAATGTTGTCTCAATACACCTATGGCATGACGAGTATCGTGCGGAGTTGTTGCTGTAAGGGTGACGCTTCCATGACCGTCTCCATGATGCTCGATCCGTCCACGGGCGAGAGGCTTTCTGATAGCCATTTCATGCTTTGGAGGCAACTTTCCAACATATCCCTCTTCATGGTCTCTGTGTGTTTCATTTTCATGTGCGGGAGTCCTGATCAGACCGTGCTTGTGGTGAATCCAATAAATCTCAGAATTCTCACCACCACTGCCAAATACCTTCCGCTTCATGTCAGCAATTTCTCTAGTCGTATGTGCATCACCTACATGACCTGTCAAACGCCAATGGTTCTCCGCTGCCTTGAAGGCGGGATGAATGCCTGATTGATTGGCTGCGTTGGCTGTTACCATACCCACCAATGATTTGAATTTCTTTGTGAATGCTGTATCTTTGACCTTCACCCCATTGAAAGTTGCTTCTGTGATAAATTCTAGAAATGTTTTCATTAGTTGATATTCCAATAATCGTAAGGTTCGCTCTTTTCCCATGAACCATTTAACACAGCCTTGGTTCCATTTGCATAGATGAAAAAGGTATGCATACCCTTCTCATCCCAAAAAACATTGACATATCCCAATTTCATCCCATACAGCATGGTTTCATCAAATGCATCCACGAAGATATTTGATTCATTTTTGAGACGATTTTTCATATCTTTATTTATGGAAACTAAAAATGCCCCTTTCGGGGCATTCAAAGTGTCATGGGGCTGACTTTTGTTTACTTTGGGATTCTGTTACTTGGCGTAGGCAAATGGATCAATTTCTTCTCAGCGGCGCGTGATGCCGCCTCAATGGCGGGTCGTTCGTGTTCAGGCGCGTTATGCCAAGCCGTGTGCCATGCATCGTGACGAGCCTGTGCGCTCGCTTGTGCAATCACACCTCTTGCGACGATCATTTTAGATTCGGGTTCATTTAGAAGCCCGTGCGTATTCGTGGAATTTTTTTGCAGAGCGCGGTGGGCGACAACAGCGGCGTGTTCATCAGGGGTGTAATGCATTTTTCATTTTCCTAATCTTATTTATACAAAAACTCCCCCTCACACCATTTCGGCATGAGGGGGAGCATGAAGGGTTATCGGTTGATGTTCGCCTCGGCGATTGCCAACTCCTCTAAGCACTTTAGCCTTTGGTTGTTGTGAATTTCGACTGCGTTGTCGCACTCCTTGATGCACTCTTCCATCCTCTTGGCGAGGATTCGGATCTCCTCAACCATCGGATCATTCTGATCCTTGAGGAGATCGGCGCGAAAAAGCACCGAATCAAGTCGCGCTGAGATTCCTCCACGCAGCGCACCGTATGCCGATGGGTATGGGTTGTCGTAGGTCGGTGAGATTACGAATGTGGTGTTGGTGTTCTTCATGCGGTGATTATAGCATATGATTCAGCCGCTGTCAAGCCCCTTTGACGAAAAAATTCAAAAAAAAACCCTCCCACACCTTGCGGCATGGGAGGATTCGACGCGCTTTACGCCGATTGCAATTACGAATAGTATACCAAAGATTCAACCCACTGTCAAGCCCCTTGAACGAAAAAATCCAAAGAAAAACCCCGCTTTCGCGGGGTCTCTCTCTCTCTCTCAGACCTTCGGCAGCGCAATCCCCGCCCAACACTCGATCACATAGATCGGTTGTGTTGCCACCCATCGAAGGTGGCGATAAGATGGGTGGCATCCAAGACCCGCACAGATCTTCCTCGCCATCGAGCGAATGTATGCGCTCCTCGACTTGTTCATGCGGTTCAGCGCGTCCCAATACGCTTGATCGTACTGCTTGTGGCTGATCATGCGTGAATCGTTGTAGAGATGCTTGCCCCACTCGCGAGCCTCAAGTTTGGTGGCTTCAGGGAAAGAGATGAGGTGAATGTTGGCGATTGACGCAGGGACGGTGGTGGTGTTCTTCATGCGGTGATTATAGCATATGATTCAGCCGCTGTCAAGCCTATTGACCAACAAAATCCAAATAAAAAACCCTCCACACCATGTGGAGGGTCTTCTTGACTCAGCCCGACCCTACGGATTACCGTCTAATCAACCACCTGCTTGCTTGCGCTTGGGTTAGCCTCTTTGCGAAATCGTATGCCTTGGCACTTGATCCCTCTGCCTTGAGGTCACGGAGAATGCCAAGCAGCCTGTCGATTTTCGTCGCACGGATGTCCATGCTCCGCACCGTGTCTTTCGGCGTGGGGTTCTTGACCGCCGTTTCAAAATCGGCAAGTCGCTTTTCGATGTTGGGGATTAACGCAGGGACGGTAGTGGTTTTCTTCATGCGGGTAGTATACCATTGATTCAGTCCGCTGTCAAGCCCCTTTGACGAAAAAATTCAAAAAAAAACCCTCCACACCATGTGGAGGGTCTTCTTGACTCAGCCGTCCGCTAAGTCAAATTGGTCGAGTGCGCGTCCCATGCATGAAGCGTTGGGCTTCCTCACGATCACGGGCGCGGAATCGGGCTTCAAGTTCCTTCTGCGTGAGCGGTCGTTCCGTGATGATGATGTCACCGTCGATGGTGTAATACGATCTCGCGTGTGCTGCCGCCGCGAGCGCACCACCGTAGGTGGCGAATCCGTCACCCGTACAAAGGGTTTTATTCACCTTGCGTGAGGTGATGCGTGAGGTGAACTCAGCGATTACGAATTTGTAGCAGGTCATGCAAGTGGACGAGGCATCGTGTGCCATTGGGGTGGTGTTCTTCATGTGGGTAGTATACCATTGATTCAGTACGCTGTCAAGCGGTTTGGGTGAAAAAATCCAAATAAAAAAACTCCCCCTCACACCATTGCGGCATGAGGGGGAGCATGAAGGGTTATCAGTAGCAGAGCGGGAGCGTTTGGAACCCCATCCCTTGAATCGGGTGAAGGTCAATGTTCCACTCCCCGTCCCCATCCATGATCCAACGGTGCATCGGTGCGAATGCTTGCATTGCAAATCTAGGTAGGATCGCACCTACATGGGTGCGGCTGTAGATATATCCGATCTCTCCCACCTCTGTAACGGTATCCAATCCAATTCTCACGCTACCGTTTTCGGTGGTGTCGATCACCGTGAATTCCGCGCACAATGATTTTCCCTCGCGGGTATCCGCGAAGAACTTGACGGTTGAGGGGGTGGTGATGGTGTTGGTGTTCTTCATGCGCGAAGTATACCATATGATTCAGCCCTTGTCAAGCCCCTTGGGCGAGAATCTGAAAAAATCTCAGATCACTTCTTCGATGTCAATTAGACTTGATGGTCGAAAAGAACGCCATGCCGACTTCTTCAAATCCCACACACGGATCTGAGAGGTGATGTAGGTCATGTCGGTGCTTGGGTGCGCCTCTTCAGGGATCCTCCCCATGTTGAGGGTGCAGATCATTCTGCGTCTGCGCCCATTTTTCTTCGTGAAGAGGATCGACGATATGTCATTATCTTCAATAATTTTTCGTATTGAAAGACTATGCCGTCTCATCGAACGATTTTGTGAAGCGATTCTACCCATATTGATATTTATGAAAAACTCCCCCCCACACCTTGCGGCATGAGGGGGAGTATGAAGGGTTATCTATCGCCAATGGTCAGGTTCTCGCTAATCGCCAACCAATCCTGAAGTTCTTGACTGTATTCTGAGAAGTCAGGATTGATTTTTGTCACAAACTCAGCAAATGCCACCGATTCGCGAGAATATCTCGCAAGAAACTTTTGGACAAGGAAACTGATGCCCATGCAGATCGTTGGTTCGGAGGGAATCGAACTGAGTGTCGGCGTAATGTAGCGCGTTGTGCTGAGGTTTTGCTTCAGCATTCCACGGCAAGTGTCATGGACATCGCGCAGCAATTTTTTGGCGACGAGTTCGCCCATCGCAATGTGGAGAATTCCGTAAGGAATTCCTGATTCCTCTGATGCTCCTGTGAGACACATATGTGTCTGACTTGAGATGTTCCACTTGCAACTGTTTGCGTAGTGGGATTCGACTGCGGTTTCAAAGAGGAGTTTTGCTGCCAAGGATGTGGTGGTTGAGGTCTTCATGTGGGTAGTATACCATTGATTCACTACGATGTCAAGCCCTTTGCGCGGAAATCTTTTAGGATTTTTGTTCGGGATTTTAGTCGTCCATATCCATCTTACCACAAAAGATTCTCTATGTCAAGGGGGTCAGCGATAAAAATCCAAAGAAAAAACCCCTCCCCACACCATTTCGGCGTGGAGAAGGGCATGAAGGGTCATTATCAGTCTGCGCCGTTGGACATCCAATCAATGTCCGTGCGTGGATCACAGTCCACCATTGCGTTATCGACAAGGCGTTCCAAGCCCACATCGTCGCGCTTCTGCGCTGCTCGCTCCTCGATCACATTGGCTGCGCTTGAGACAGCGCACAGAGCCTGATACAGGCTGTCTGTGATACAGGCTGTGAGACGCACTTCCTCTTGATTATTGCCGCCCGTCGATTGTATTCGACGAGCCTCGAATTCGATGTCGCACTCGATCTCAAACATTTTTTGGAGTTGCTTGTGCATATCAAGCAACTTGAGGGCGGTGGCGGTCATTGTGGTGTTGGTGGTGTTCTTCATGCGGGTAGTATACCATATGATTCACATGATGTCAAGCACTTTGGACGAAAAAATCCAAAAAAATCCCACCCTTTCGGGTGGGATCTCTTCGGGTGAGGATCAGGCGGGTGTGTATGTTCTCACCCGCGCTACAAGCGAACGCTTGTGGTACGGATTGACCGCCCACACCGTGTATGTTCTCACCCGCGCTACAAGCGAACGCTTGTGGTACGGATTGACCGCCCACACCGTCCCACTGACAAAATGCGTCAGGTGCGCTCTTGCGAACTCTTGTGTTTGAAACTTCGCGCTTTGGCGCGAACCTTGGGGAGTGATCCCTGTGACCACATAGTACATGACGAGGAGGGCGGTTGGGTTTGAGGTCTTCATGCGGTGAGTATACCATTGATTCACTACGATGTCAAGCCCTTTGGACGGAAATCTTTTTTTATTTTTGTTCAGGATTTTAGTCGTCCATATCCATCTTACCACAAAAGATTCTCTATGTCAATGGGGTCAGCGATAAAAATCCAAAGAAAACTCCCCCTCACACCTTGCGGCATGAGGGGGAGCATGAAGATACTTATTGGCTCATGCGGATCTCTCCCACAGCATTGTAGCCGTCATCTCCGTCTGAATCGACAGGGTCTGCCCAACAGAGGGTACGATCTCCCCCGTCTGTAAGGTCACCGCAATGACCCGCATCTCCATCAGGGTACTTGTCGTAGAATGCTGCAACAGCCCCTTGGTGAGTTCCGTGTTCGCTGCTGATCTGCCCGATGGTGAGGATGTAGGTGTTGGTGTTCTTCATGCGGGTAGTATACCATATGATTCAGCCGCTGTCAAGCCCCTTGACCAACAAATCCAAAGAAAAAACCCACCCTTTCGGGTGGGCTGTTGGTTCACCAACAGGAGTAAATTTCTGCCGATGGGGAGCCACCGCAGATCTTGCGACACTTGCTCAGGAGACGCGCGACCGCCTTTTCAGCAGCCGCAAACGAACGGTACGATTTGGTCTCGCCGTATGTGCCGAGACCCAAAAGGGATCCGCCGTGATACACAATGCCGTAATATGTGGTGGTGATCTTCATGCGTCTATTGTACCATATGATTCAGCCGATGTCAAGCCCCTTGGACGAAAAAATCCAAAAGAAAAAACCCCCGCTTGCGCGGGGGTTCGGGTCTCAGAACTTTGCCTCAAGGATCTCTGAGATGTCAGAGATGGTGTCCATCGAGGTTTCGCCTCCCCCATTGTTGAAACTCTTGAGGTGTTGGAAACTGCTCGTCAGGGCAGTGATCTTGCCCTCAGTCAGCGGCAGGAGTTCCCCAAGCGTGATGCAGCGGTCGAGCATCCCATCGAGGGTTTCCTTCTTCGGACGAGTGACCCGCTCATAATTGAGGAGGCTGAACTCGTCCAAGTACTGATTGAACGCCTCGACGAGGATGAGGCGGTTCTTGTCTGACGCGAGTGCGGTTGGGGTGGTGTAATATGTGGTGGTGTTCTTCATGTGGGTAATATACCATTGATTCACTACGGTGTCAAGCCCTTTGCGCGGAAATCTTTTAGGATTTTTCTTCGGAATTTTAGTCGTCCGTATCCATCTTACCACAAAAGATTCTCTATGTCAATGGGGTCAGCGATAAAAATCCAAAGAAAAAACTCCTCCTCACACCTTGCGGCATGAGGAGGAGCATGAGGATACGAGGTCAGCCCTCGAAGACAATCGTGCCGATGCTGCTCAACTCCTTGAAGTCGAGGCTGTCAACCGCACGATCATATCCAAGAGGCTGCATACATCGCACGATGTCACCTCGAAAGAGGCGACGAGGCGACTCAACCTTGAACATCGACGGCTCGCCCGATTGACCCTCAAAGCCTGATGAGAGGGTCTGAGTGGTGATGATGTAGGTGAATGACGGGGTGGTGGTGGTCTTCATGCGGGTAGTATACCATTGATTCGATGCCCTGTCTACCCCTTTGCACGAAAAAATCCAAAGAAAAAACTCCCCCTCACACCTTGCGGCATGAGGGGGAGTTTGAGGGTGGTCAACCTCTTCGGAGTGATGACCACACACGGATGAGAGCATTCTTCACCGTTACTTGATCCCCTTGATGATGTCCAAGAGAAGATTCTTCTCGACGATCAACTTCTGTGTGGTTGCCTTGTAGGTTGCCAACAACTTCTGCAACTCCTTGATTTCCTCAAGGAGTTTCTTGGTGGAGTCCACGGAGGGGGCGACAACCTTATCCTTTGGGGTTTTTCGTGGAGGATGAGTTGAGACGAAGTCGTAGGTGTGTTCGGTGTTCATGCGGGTAGTATACCATTGATTCAGCCCCTGTCAAGCCCCTTGGGCAACAAATCTTTTTTTATTTTCCTTGCCGTAGCCCCTTGACAAAGGTATTCGCTTCCGCTGCGGCTTTGTAGCCTTTATTGGAAATTTTTTTGCTTGGTGCTTGCGGTTTCTTCGGTTTCTCAAATGCCTAGTTGAGTGGCCACAGCCCACCCCTACGAATAGGTCGTTGTAGATTATTCTCAGTAATGTTCTCAAGTTCGTCGGTGAATTGTTGAAATGATTTCATCTTTGCCCCTAATTGTTTGTTTTTTGATTGTTTCTGAAATGATATCTTCAATCGCCTTCTGTAGACTTGAATAAAGACATGGTGTAATTTTCAATTGTTTCTGACCATACATCAACAAGCCCACCGCTCTAAAGCCTCCCAAGACCTTCTCAATAGAACCGCGAAGCCCACAATATTGAAAGATCCAAACATTGTCACTAGGCTTGGACATGATGACAGAACCAAACTTGCTCTTGACATGGCAGGGAAGACGAGAACGATCTTCAAGATATTTTGGAAAATCTTTCATTCAGAACTCCCATTAGGTTTTTTATGAGGAGGGCGCAGTACGAGGTGTCCAAGTGAGACATCGGCAGCGTTTTCTTCGTGGCTGTGGTGGAC